GCTAAGTTCTGGTTATTGATAAATAATACTAGTAATGATGAAGAACCTAAGTATTTATTTAGAAGTTCTGTTGCAGAGTCATGGGAATTTTTTGATAATAAAATAATTAATCCAATTAGAAATACTAATCAAATATATATTAGATTTCTTAAAGTAACTGATTTTGTACAACCTTCAAATCATTTTAGGAAGTATAAATGTTATACATCTGCTCCAGAAAATACTTTAATGAATGAACAGTATTGGGATGATTTAGAAGATAAAGTAGAAAATGGATTTGAAAGAGGTGGAGTAATAATAACTGGTAGACATTTTTTTACTATTAATTTTGCTAGGTTTCAAGCTATACCCGTAGATGAATTTGGTAGAGCTACTAGTAAAAGAAAAATTTGGACATTTCTTAGATTTATAGATGTACAATTTTATTTATTTCATGAATTAGAAGAATGCTTACTTACAGGTAAGTTCTCTAACTTAAAAGATTTCTTAGAATGGTTTCCTTTAGCAGAAGAAGAAGATTATGATTTATTAGTATTGCAATCCTTTGTAGCTTCTAAGGCTAGACGTAAAGGTTGGTCTGCTGTAATAGGTGTAGGAATATTTAATTATAACTTTACCTTTGTAGAAAGTAGTAATAATTTTATAGTTGCAGGAGAAAAAGCTCACTATGGGCCTATTAGAAAAGCTGTTTCAAATACTAAAACATTCTTAGATGCTCATACTCCTTGGGTACGTAGGACTGAGGATATGGGGCAAAGAGAACATCTTATTGCTTCTATTAAAGTAAAAGATGAATATGGAGTTGAAACTGAAATGGGATATTTATCTGAACTTAAATATGAAAGTTTTAAAGATAATCCATTTAAAGGTATTGGGGAATCAGCATATGTTATTAATATAGAAGAACCTGGAAAGTTTAAGAATTTACTTGAAACTTATCCTGTATCTATACAACCTCTAGTAAGAGATGGTGAAACTATCATAGGAACTTGTATTGCTGGAGGTACATCTGGAGATTTAGAATCTGGAGGTTCTCTTGGTATCTATACTATGATGTATGCACCTAAAGCATTTGGATTCAAAGAGTATGATAATATATATGAAGAGACTCCTCAGAATACTAAGAGTGGTTGGTTTATAGATGATTTATGGTATAGTCCATTAAAAGTATTAAAGAAAACTATATTAGAAATAGATAATTCTAATCATACTAAAAAGTTATTAGAATATTGGGAAGGTAAATACATTAACACAGTTGATGAACAAGGAAATTCATATAGATATTTTTCTGATTTAGTATTAAGTGCTAAACGAACAATACAAAAGAATACATCTATTGTATCTTATAGAAAATTTATAACGCAGCAACCTAAGTATCTCTCAGAAGCTTTCTTAATAGATGAATCAAGTCCTTTTGATACTGCTACAGTTAAAGAAGCATTAGGAATATTAAAAGCACAGAATAAGAATAAGTTAGAAACTGGTACATTTGCTCTAAGACCTGGAGATGTTATAAAATGGAAGAGAGATTTTAATTTATTTCCAGTAGATGAATATCCTTTTAAAAGAGATGATACAGAAGGGTGTTGGGTATTATATGAACATCCAGTAAAAGAAAAAAATACAAGACTGATATTTAAAGATGATAAGACTTCACCTAACGAAGATAAATACGAAACAGAAGAATATGAAGAAATAGCATCTTGGAGATACTTAGCTGCTACTGACCCTATTGATTGGGGCAGTGGAGAAACCAGTGATAATGATAAGAATAAACATTCTATGGCAGCTACATATATTATAGATAGTTTGACTAGAAATATTGTAGCTGAATATATAGGTAGACCTAGAACATCAGAAGATTATTTTGAACAATTGTGGAGAGGAATAGAATTTTATAATGCTATTCTTTTATATGAGAATAATCTTAAAGGATTATTTTCTTATTTTAAATTAAAAAACAAAACTTACCTTTTACCTATTAATCAAAATGTTGAAACTGGAGAAGTCTCTTTTATACCTAGAATGTTTAATATACCTTCGATAGGTTTATTACAAGAAATGCAATTTTGGAATGCTAAAGGTAATTTTGATAGAATAAGCTCTATGGGAGCTTTAATGATATTATTATTTGACAGAGAATATAATGTAGAGGATGAAGAGACTAAAAAGAAAACTAATCAGTTTGCTGAAACAGGAATTTTTATGCGAGTAAAACAAAAAATGTTAAAGACAAATCCATTTAAAGAATTGAAGATATGAGCACATCAAAAACAAGTAGTAGCTATATTTTAGGAGATAAAGAGGATAAACATTCCACATCTTTACCTAATCAAAGAGTATCTAGGTTAGCTAAACAAAGTAAAAAATGGCAACAAGAAACTATAGATTTTTTTATTACTAATAGAGCGTCAGATAGTTATAATAGAAAAAGTGTAGAAGATATAAGAACTAATTGGGATTTCTATAATTCTAAATTAACTGACGATGAAATTAGAAAACACCTTGACCCATTAAATGTAGAACAGGGATTAATTGATGATGAAGTTACAGCTTTTGAATTTTATGATATATTACATCAACCATTTGATACTCTATTTGGAGAGGAACTTAAAAGAAATTCTGATGTAAAAGCTTATGCTATAAATCCTAATGTAATTAATGAAAAGGATAGAGAATTTAAAAAACAAGTAGTATCTTATTTACAAGAACTTGCACAACAAAATGAAATAGATAAAGAAGCAGTACAAAAGAAATTAAAAGAATTAGATAATTTTAAAAAACATGATTTACAATCTGCTCATGAAGAAATGGCTAATCAAATATTAGAAGGTTTAAAAAATGATACAGATTTAAATCTAAAATATAAGTTCAATAAGGGATTTAAAAGTTTAGAAGTTATTGGAGAAGAAATATTCAGATTAGGAAATATAGGTAAAGAAATATCTATAACCCCTGTAGAATCTGAAAATTTCTTTGTTATGGGTATGGGCAAGTCTGAATGGATTCAAGATGGATTTGCTTGGATAGAAATTGACTATATGAATGTTCATAAAGTTATAGAAGAATTTGCAGAAGAATTAACTGATACAGAAATAAAAGATTTACTGGATAAAAGTAATACAGAAGATAGTTGGTTAGTTCCAGACCAAGTACATGTAATAAATCCAGATACTCATCCTGGATTATTTGACCCCAAAAATCCTATAAAAACAACATTTAAACTAGATGAATCTAATGGTATAATCCCTTTAGGAGATAGTGACGATGAATCATTTGATGAAAATGGTAATTTAAAAGTATATAGATTACAATGGTTATCACTAAGAAAATTAGGTATTTTAACTTATCCAGATGAAAGAGGGCAAGAACAAAAAAAATGGGTAGATGAATACTATAAAGCTGATGTAACTAAAGGAGAGTCTATAAAATGGATTTATGTGAATGAAGTTTGGGGAGGTACAAGATTAGGAACTGATAAATATAAAAAAGTAGGACCTCTTCCAGTGCAAATGAGGAGTCTTATTAATCCAGCAATAGTTAGACCTAGTTATGTAGGATATGTAATTTCTCAAAATGGTGTGAATGCTCAATGTAGAGTAGATAGATTAAAACCATATCAGAGAATGTATAATACATTTGCTAATAAATTAATTACTCTATGGACACAAAATTTAGGGAAAGTCACTAAAGTAGATATGAGTAAAATTCCTTCTTCTATGGATACTGATGAATGGTATTTATGGTTAAAAAGATTTAAACTTATGTTTGAGAATCCTTTTGAAGAAGGTAAAAAAGGTGCTGCAAAAGGAATGCTAGCTGGACAAATGCAACAATCTTCTCCAGCAATTGATTTATCACTTACTACAGAAATTAACCAGACTATAGAAACTTTAAACTGGATTGAACAAAGGGTAAACAAAATAGCTTCCATTCCTGAGCCAAGACAGGGAGATTTACAAGGTAATGAAGGATTAGGAGTATCTCAACAAGCTATAGTCCAGTCTTCACATCAAACAGAAGAAGATTTCTTTGTACATGACTTAATACAATCAAAGGTATATGAACTTGCTATTGAATATATTAAAGTACTTTGGAAAGATGAAAAAGGTAAAAGACAATATGTCTTAGATGATTTATCTTCACATATAATTGATATAGATGGAGCAATACTTAATGAAGCTGCTTTTGGTATAACAATTACTAATTCTTCCAAACTTACTGAAATGTTTAATGGTATTAAACAACTTAGTCATGCAGCTATGCAAAATGGTACAGCTACTCTTAGTGATATAGCTAGATTAAATATGGCTACAAGTCCTTCTGAAATGCTTAGAAAATTAGAAGAAGCTGAGGATAAAAGACAAGAACAACAAATGGAGCAATCTAAAATGCAACAAGAGGCACAACAAACTCAAATGCAAGCTCAGAAAGAGATGATGAATATACAACATCAACAAGATTTAGAAAAGATTAAATTAGAATGGTCTTATAAGTTTAAAGAGAAAGAAATGGAACTTGCTATTAAACAAGATGAACATATAAGAGACATGAATGAAAATGGAATTGAAGATGAGGTTGAATTAGAAACTGAAAGAATTAAAGCAGAAAAAGAAGCTAAACTTCAAGAAGATAAATTTAAACACGAAAATGAATTACAATCTAAAGAATTAGCTAATAAAATAAAATTAGAGAAGATAAAAGGGGCTAATAAACCTGCAAAAACAACTAAATAGTTATAAAAGGACTATAATAGTAAATTTATACAGTAAAATTTTTTATTAATAATTATATTTTAAAACTTTGTAATATGCCAGGAATAAATTTAAATGACTTAATAGAAGTAGAAGATTCAGAACTTGAAACAGGATTAGCAATAAACACTAGCCAGTTAGAAGAAGAAGAATCTACCAATGTTAATGAAAGTACAGAAACTAAAAAAGAACCAGAAGATTTAATTGATGTTGATGATGAGGATGTGGCAAAGATTAAAGTTACAGAAGAAACTCCTAAAACATCAGAAGATACCAAAGAAGCTGTAGAAGAAGAGGAAGAAGACTTAAATCCTTTCTTAGCTTTTGCTTCTTTAATGAAGGATAAAGGATTGTTGGCAGGAATGTCAGAAGAAGATTTTGCTAAAATTAATAATGCTGATGATATAATTTCCGCAGTTAATAATCAACTTAATGATACTACTTCTGTATGGAAAAATAATTACAAGCAACATCTTATACAAAACTTAGTAAAGGAGGGTTTAATAAAACAAGAGCAAGTTAATTTGCCCCAAACTAACATCTATTCTGATGAAGAAATTATGGCAGATGATGATAAAGCTAAACAAGTTTTAGAATCTTATTATAAATCTAAAGGTATTCCAGACAGTCAGATAGAAACCATAGTAGATACTCTACTAGATGTTAAAGAGGAAGCTATAAAAATAAAACCTCTTTTAGAAGAAGAAAAAAATAGAAGAGATGAAGCAATAGCACAAAAATTTAAAGCCCAAGAAGAAGCACAACTACAACAACAAATGTCTTTTAATGAAAGATTACAATCTACTGTAAATAAATATGAAGAATTTATTCCTGGTAGAAAATTATCACAAGAAGATAAAGACGATGTTATTCATAGAATCCCTACAGTACTTGATAAAATTAATAAAGACTTATCTAAATATGCACCAATTTTAGCATTCTTAGATAAATATGAATTTTTAGATGGTAAGATGGATAGTTTATTGCAAGAAGCAGAAACTAAGCAAGTAGATAAATTTTCTAAAATAATATCAAGTAAAAAAAGAGGTACTTCTAGTGTATCTAAAAATACTGGAGGTGGATTATCTGGAAGTGGTATGCCTCAGATATATAAATAGAAATGATTAAATTAAATATAAGTTATGGCTAAAGTAAGAGAAAATCAAATCTTTGAAGGAACTCAATGGAATGATTTTACTGATAAGAATCACTTAATAGCAGCATATGATTTTGACCCTGTTCAAATTTTTAACAGGTTAGAGCAAGTGTTGGATGTGAACTTAGGAGAAAACTTTGTTTCAATGATTATGAAGCATGGTATACATTACATTGACAGAGATAAAGATTATTACGAATGGTATATTGAGAATACACATTCTGAGAATTATGAATTAATGGGAGCTTTTGAAGATGTATTAATGCAACGTGTTGTTGGTACAACCCCTGGATTAAGATTAGGTACTAATGGTACAGAGTACTACATGTTATTCAAACAAAAACCTTTTGGTATTAATGAAATCATAGTAGGTATGAAGCCAGATATGTATAGAATCTGGATTACAGAAGATCCTATTAATGTTGGTGGAGATAGATGGTTGTACAAAGTACAATTAATATCTAACTCAGAAGTAGATTTTATTCCTATCTCAGAAGTATATGAAGGCAGTAGATGGTCTAGTGATGGTGGTTTGACAGTTGACCAAATGTCATATACTGGTTTTGGTCCTGATTTTAGAAGTCATTCAATGTTGAAGAATAATCTTTCTCAATTTAGAATGAAGCATAAAATCCCTGGTAATATGTTTGACTTGAAACCAATGTATTTCTTTATCCGTGAAAAAGGTAAGACTAAGAAATTATGGTTAAGCACAGTTGAATATGAATTTTTGAAAAAAGCTAGATGGGCTGCTGCAAGTATTATTATGAATGGTCAATCAAACGTTAAGGCTGATGGTACTATTACTAATATTGACCAGAATGGTTTCACTGCAACTACTGGTTCAGGTTTCAAAGAGCAATGGTTAAATTCTAACAAACATGTTTGGAATACTCTTCCAGATTTAGATTTCTTGAATGAAATTGCATTAGATGCAGTTGTTGGTAAAGTATCATGGCAAAACAGAAAGATGGTAATTAAAGCTGGTGAATATGGTTTATCTGCATTAGCAAATATGGTTACTGTTAAGTATGGTGCTGGAGCATGGGCTCCTTGGGCAGGTGATTCAACAGGTAGAGCTTTCTCTTGGTCAGGCAATGAAGTTAGAATCAAAGCTGGTCAAGTTATGGGTGTAGCAACTATTAATGGAATTGAGTTTTCATTTGTAATTGACCCACAGAAAGATGACTTAAAAAGAAATAAAATTATGCATCCTTTAGGTGGACCTGCATCTTCTTATGAATTTGATATTATTGGATTTGGAACTAAAGATGAAAAATCTAATATGCAAATTGTACGTAGAACTGG